CCACCGCCGGAGGGTGTTCTGCGCGTCGCTGGCCGACGTGTTCGACAACGAAATTCCAGACGCCTGGCGCATGGACCTGTTCAAGCTGATCGCCGACACGCCCAACCTGGACTGGCTTCTGCTCACGAAGCGCATCGGCAACGCCGCCAAGTACCTGCAGGACGACGGCTTGGCGTTCGACGTAATCGGCCGCAATGTCTGGCTGGGCGCCACCGTCGTCAACCAGACCGAGGCAGACCGCGACCTGCCGAAGCTGCAATGCGTGCCGGCGGCGGTGCGGTTCTTGAGCGTCGAGCCTATGCTGGGGCCCATCGACCTCGGCCTGGACGTGCCGATGTGCGCCGGCCCGGATGGCAGCCACGTCGACTGGGTGATCTGCGGCGGCGAGTCCGGCCCCAAGGCCCGGCCGATGCACCCTGACTGGGCCCGCAGCCTGCGCGACCAGTGCGCGGCGGCGGGCGTGCCGTTCCTGTTCAAGCAGTGGGGCGAGTGGCTGCCCGTGGAACTTCCCAGCGGGGAGGAGTGCTTCGCGGAGGACGGCAGTAACCGGCAGCTCGAAGGCCGGCTACAGGTGCAGCGGCAGGACTATCAGGACTTTGCGCGCATCGGCAAGAAGGTCACCGGCCGCCTGCTGGACGGGCGCACCCACGACGAGGTGCCGCGTGGCTGACGACACCCCCTGCCTCATCGTCGACTGCACCGACGCCCACGAGTGGCCCGGGCGCCTGGGCCAGCCAAATGCCTACGCACACAGCCTGCCGCAGCGCATGCCCGAGCCGAAGCGGCCGGCCATCCTGCAGCCGTCCCGCCCGGTGGCCGAGGCCGAGGCGCTGCGCCTGGCCGCCGCACACCCTGACCGGCGCTTCGTGATCTTCGCGGCCCACGCAGCGGCTGTGACCACTGTGGTGCCGACGCACACCACCATCAATGGCAAACCCTGGGGCGAGCGGCGCGTGGCCGTGCTGCTGGACCTGGGCGAAGACGACGTGATTCCGTTCTGACCATGGCCAAGCACCCCCACCGCTTCGCGGCCAGGCAGGCCGCCCAATCCGCCCGCAGGCAGCTGCTGCTGGACCGCATGCCGCGGGCCTTCCGACCGCGCCTGCGCACCGACCAGCTGCGCGACCTGGGCCTGGCCCACATCCAGAACTTGGACGCGATCGCCACAGGCCAAGCCGAGGCCTCGATGGTGTGGGACTACACCAGCAGCGTGCTGTGTTGGTGGAAGGCCGCCCAGCTGCTGGCCACCGGCCAGCCCGAGATGGACGAGCAGCTTGAGGTGGCCACACGCCTGGTCGAGCGCTACAGCCGCACCGGCCGTGTGCTCTTCGACGGCCCCGACCTGGCCATCGCGCGCCGCGGCGTGGTGGTTATGGACCTGCTTGCCGAGCTGGTCGACCAGACCACCGCCATGACCGCCGCCGAGTGGAGCGAGCGCGAGATTAACCGCATGCACATCGCGGCCAAGCAGCTGCGCGCAGGAGCAACCCAATGATCGGTACCCAACCGACCGGCGCCATCCCCGGCGTCGTGATCAGCGCAGTCAGCCACGAGGGCCTGATCGTCACCGTCGACGGCCGACGCGCCCGCCTGGCCATCATCACCGACGACGGCGAAGTCATTGCTGCCGGCGACCAGGTGGCGCAGGAGGCGGAGGCCGTCGCAGTCAACTCCTACCGGCAGACCCTGATCGGCAAGGGATGGTTGCGCATCCTCAGCAAGCCGATCACCACCGGCGGCTACCAGCCCGAGCCGGGTCCGGCCAGGATCAAGCCACCGCCGAAGGCGCTGTAGCTGCAGCCCGCTCACCACAGCCCGCCACCTGGCGGGCTTTTTCTTGCCCGCGCTACACTGCCGGCCGTCACGGGAGCCACAAGCTCCCGCGGCGTTCGCTAGGGGTGTTGGGCTTCGGCCCGACTGAGAAAGTCCCTTTGAACCTGGTTGCCGCGGACCCTTGCAAGAGGGCGAGCGGCGAGGTCCGACAAGTGTTTACTTAGTCGGCCCGAGGTAATCCTCGCGCAGGGAAGCAGCCTGATGAACCGGTGCCCGGCGACCGCCCCGCGTGGTCCGCACGCGCCGCCTCCCCAGTGTCTGTCCACCTGCCATCGCCTTGAGAGCACACGATGGCATCGATTCCGCACGCCCGTACCTTCCGTACGCCCTTCCGTCCAAGCTTCCGTCCGCACGCGCTGGCCCGGGCCGCGCTGCTGCTGGGCGCCAGCCTGGCCGCCCAGGCCCAGGACGCCGCCCAAACCGTCACCGTCAGCGGCCGCAGCGCGCAGCAGCCGGTCGGCGTCGCCGGCTTCGGCGACGTGCCGCTGTCGCGCGCGCCGTTCTCGGCCACGGTGATCGGCAACGGCCAGCTGGCCGATGCCGGCATCGCCACCATCGGCGACCTCACCCGCCTGGACGCCGGCACCACCGACGCCTACAACGCCCCCGGCTACTGGGGCCAGCTGGCCGTGCGCGGCTTCACGCTTGACAACCGCTTCAACTACCGCCGCGACGGCCTGACGATCAACGCCGAGACCGTGCTGCCCGCGGCCAACAAGCAGGCGCTGGAGATCCTCAAGGGCACCAGCGGCCTGCAGGCCGGCACCAGCGCGCCCGGCGGCCTGGTCAACCTGGTGCTCAAGCGCCCGCGTGAGCAGGTGGCCACCGGCACGCTCAGCTGGGACCAGGGCGGCGCCCTGGGCGCCGCGGTGGACGTGGGCCGGCGCAGCGGCGCCTTCGGCTGGCGCGTCAACGCCGCGGCCGAGCACCTGGAGCCGCAGACCTTCGCCTCGCGCGGCCAGCGCCGGCTGGCCGCCGCCGCGGTGGACTGGCAGCCCGCCGCCGGCAGCCTGCTGGAGGCCGAGTTCGAATGGAGCCGCCAGAGCCAGCCCAGCACCCCCGGCTTCAGCCTGCTGGGCAGCCGCCTGCCCGACGCCAAGGCCATCGACCCGCGCATCAACCTGAACAACCAGCCCTGGAGCCTGCCGGTGGTGATGGCCGGGCGCACCGGCTCGCTGCGCTACACCCAGGACCTGGCCCGCGACACCCAGCTGGTGGTGCATGCCATGCGCCAGCGCCTGGCCAGCGACGACCGCATCGCCTTCCCCTTCGGCTGCAGCGCGGCCAACGACTACAGCCGCTACTGCGCCGACGGCAGCTTCGACCTCTACGACTTCCGCAGCGAGGGCGAGCGCCGCACCAGCGACGCGCTGGACGCCAGCGTGCAGGGCCGCGCCACGCTGGCCGGCCTGGACCACCGCTACCGCGCCGGCGTGCTGGCCACGCGCTACCAGGCCCGCTTCAACCGCCAGGCCTACAACGGGGTGGGCACCGGCACCATCGACGGCCTGAGCGTGCTGCCTGCCGACCCCAGCCTGACCGACGAGAACACCCAGCGCGACGAGCGCAGCACCGAGCTGCACCTGCAGGACGCCATCACCCTGGCGCCGCGCTGGAGCCTGTGGGCCGGCCTGCGCCACAGCCGCCTGCACCGCGAGAGCGTGCGCACCGACGGCTCGCGCGCCACCGCCTACGACCAGTCGGTGACCACGCCCTGGCTGGCGCTGAGCCACATGCTGACGGCGCAGGGCCAGGCCTATGTCAGCTGGGGCCAGGGCGTCGAATCGGAGGTGGCGCCCAACCGCAACCGCTACACCAACGCCGGCCAGGCCCTGCCCGCGCTGAAGAGCCGCCAGATCGAGGCCGGCTACAAGCAGGCGGGCGACACGCTGGACTGGCGCGTGGCCGCCTTCGACATCCGCCGCCCGGCCTGGCGCGACGTGGGCGCCTGCGACAGCAGCACCAACAGCTGCACCCGCCTGGAAGACGGCGAGGCCCGCCACCGCGGCCTGGAGGCCGAGGCCGACTGGCGCGCCGGGCCGCTGAACCTGCGCGGCAGCGCGATGGCCCTGCACGCCCGGCGCGAGGGCTCGGCCGACGCCAGCCTGAACGGCCTGCGCCCGACCAACGTGCCCGCCGCCAGCCTCAAGCTGCAGGCCGCCTACAACCTGGCCAGCGTGCCCGGCCTGGCCCTGCTGGGCTTCCTGACGCACGAGGGCGAGCGCATGGTGCTGCCCGACAACAGCATCGCCACCCCGGGCTGGACCCGGCTGGACCTGGGCCTGCGCTATGCGCACAGGATGAGCGGCCAGAGCCTGGTCTGGCGCCTGGGCGTGGACAACGCCACCGACCGCCGCGCCTGGAAGGAAGCACCCTACCAGTACGACCACGCCTACCTCTACCCGCTGGCCCCGCGCACCTGGCACGCGTCCGTGCAGATCGCGATGTGACGCAGGCCGATAGAAGCATGCTATAGTGCTAGCTTCGATTCCCCGATAGCTCAGTCGGTAGAGCGCCGGACTGTTAATCCGTAGGTCCCTGGTTCGAGCCCAGGTCGGGGAGCCAAATCGAAGCGATCACGGTCGCGTGCCCTGCACCGTCACCCATCGCCGTACCGAACAATTCCCCGATAGCTCAGTCGGTAGAGCGCCGGACTGTTAATCCGTAGGTCCCTGGTTCGAGCCCAGGTCGGGGAGCCAATCTCGGGTGCTATGAACCACCATGGCACCCTCTCTCACCAGACATTCCGCGCTGTAGTCCACGCGGACTTCCGTCAGGTCGACGACGATCCCCAGCACGATCGATGCCACGAAGGCCCGCAGGGCCTTCGGCTCCCGGCAATCCTGCACCAGCTGCCGCATCACGGCCGCCGCCTCTGCCGGTGAGGTGGTCAGCGGCCCCAGCTTCGGCCCTTCCTCGTCCTCGATGCGCACCAGCGCCAGCTCCAGGCGCTGCAGCTGGTCGTTCAGTTCCCGCAGGCGCGGGCCGATCGATTGGATGTCCGGCGCGTCCTTGCCGTAGGTCTCGAGGATCTCGAACAGCTTGGCCCGGCGGCCTTCCAGGCTGCGAAGCTCCATCACCAGCGCCGTGCGCCGCCTCGCGCGTTCCTTCACCCAGTCGCCGGCGGCCGTGTCCAGGTCCTTGATGACCGTGCGCAGGTTCTCCTCGGTGAACACGCGCCGCATCAGCTCGCCCATCATCCACTCGTCGAAGCGGTCGGCCGGCAGCCGCTTGAAGTCGCACTTGCGGCCCTGCAGGTCGCCCCGGCAGGCGTAGTAGCTGTAGACGGTGCCGTTGCGCCCGGTGCCCGTGGCCACCATCAGCGACGACTGGCACAGCCCGCAGCGCATCATCCCGGCGAAGACGTGGTCCGCGTTGAACGGTGCGCGGCCTTCGGTTGGCGCGCGCGCAGCCAGGCCGCGTCGCACCTGGTCGAACACCTGGCGCTCGATCAGCGGCTCGTGCGCCTGCACCCGCACCCAGTTCTCTTCCGGCTGCCGCCGGCGCCGCTTGCGATCGAAGCGGCCGAAGATGACCTCGCCCATGTAGACCTCGCTTCTCAAGATGTTCAGCACCGCGCCCTTGGTCCAGGGCCGGCCTCGCAGCGTCAAGCCTTCTGCGTTCATCGCCACGGCAATCCCGTACGCCCCCACACCGCGCAGGCTCTGCTGGAACATGCCCTGCAGGGCGATCGCTTCTATGGGGTGCGGCGCCAGGCGCCGCCGCTTGCCGTCCGGGGCCAGCACCGCCTGGTAACCGAAGGGCACCCGTCCGCCCATGAAGAAGCCCCCCGATGCCGCGCTGATCATGGATCGCCGCGTGTCCTTCGACACCTGCCGCGCGTAGGCCTCGTCGAAGATCTGCTGCACGCTGTCGGTGAGCCAGCCCTCGTCTGTCCACAGGTCGATGCCCTGGCTGGCATAGACCAGGCGCGTCCCAGTGGCCGCCAGCGCGTCCTTGTAGACGATGGCGTCCCGCTGGTTGCGCGCGAAGCGGCTGCTGGACCACACGATCAGCAGCTCGGGCTCGGCGATCTTGCAGTGCGCGATCGCCGCCCGGAACCCGGGCCGGGCGTCCGTGGTGCCCGAGACGCCGTCGTCCCGGTACACCTTCAGCACCGTGGCCCCCAATTCGGCCGCCTTGCGCTTGCAGGCCTCGATCTGGCTGTCGACCGACAGACCCTCTTCGGCCTGGTTCTCGCTGCTCACGCGTGCGTAGATCACCGCCCGCTTCATGGCCGCACTCTACCAACGCCCGGCGTCCGCACTTCATGAGCCGAGGCCCTGGATTCATCCATGCCGCGCGCGGCGGCCGCGGGCGCGCGCGCCTGTGCACGCCCGGCGGCGGCCAGGCGCTTGATGTGCCGGTAGCTCAGGTGCTCGCCCAAGTCCTGCCGCACCATGGTGTGGATCTCGCTGGGCTTGATGCCGGCCTGCACCAGGGTGGCGATGTAGCGGTTGCGCTGGTAGCGCTCGTAGGCCCGGAACGGCCGCAGGCGCAGCTCGATCTGGTCGTCGTCGTTGCGCAGCGCCGGGTCCGACGACAGCAGCCGCCACATCGCGACGAAGGCGTCGTAGCCCAGCAGCTGCGCCACGGACAGCCAGGTCGCCGACAGGCCGATCTCGGCGAGCTCGCGAAGGCGCGCGTCCTGCCGAAGTCCTGAAGGCGTGCATCCGTTCAGGTACCCACCTCCCCCGGCGGGCGGGGCGGGGCGGGTCTGCCGAGCCCCCACCCGGGTGCTGGCGGGGCGCGGCGGGGGCCCGGGAAGCTCCGGCCACAGGTCAAGGGTCAGCGCTGCAGCCGAAGCACTGCGCAGTTCAGCGGCCATGGCGCCCTCCCGTCCCAGGAGAGCCCGGCACCCCCACTGCGCATTCCGTAGACATGCGCAGTCCACTGGTTGGGGGGTGTTTGTGTGCCCTAGATGACTTAGCCGACTTTGTAACAGAGTTTGGGAGGGGTCCGGAATCGTTCCTAAGCACCTGTCTCTCCTTGTTTAGGACCAGAGTCGCCCAGCCACCCAGTAGGGGTTGTGTGGCTGGGCCGGTTGGGGATGGGTCCATGCCGACCTGGCCGGCCTACATCCGCTTCAGGATCTCGGACACCGGCGTGCGCACCTTCGACAGCGGCCCGCTGCGGTCCATCACCTTGGTGCGCCGGCGCATGCTCATCGCCGAATAGATCGCCGTCGACTTCGGGTCGCTGTGCCCCAGCAGGTCCTGCCGCGTGACCAGGTCGACCTCGTCCTCGGCCAGCTCCACGCCGAACAGGTGCCTGAACGCGTGCGGGTGCCGCTCCTCGGCCGGCACGCCCACCTGCTCGCCATAGCGCTGGATCATTCGCCACACCGCCTGGCGCGAAATCCGCAGGTGATTGCCCCGCCGCTCGTGCGCCGGCACCTTGCTGTTGACTGTCGCCACCCACAGCACCTTGTCCGGCTGGCCCTTCGCGTCCAGCACGTTGCGGTCCAGCGCCTTCAGCGCCTCGTGGTCCAGGTAGACCCGCAGCAGCATCTCCGCCTCGCGGGGCACCGGCAGCATCCGCTCCTTCTGGCCCTTCTCCACCACCCGGGCCACCAGGCGCGTCTGCCCCTCGATCTGCGCGTTGCGCAGGTCGCCCTCGTCCATGCCCACCAGGCCGCTCACCCGCAGGCCGCAGCCCATCAGCAGTGCCAGCATCGCCGCGTCGCGCACCCCGGTGAACGTGTTCAGGTCCGGCGCCCACATCAGCTTCTCCGCGCTGGCCAGGCTCAGCGAGTGCGGCAGCGGCTTGCCCACCTTCGGGTGCAGCAGCTGCGCCGCCGCGCCGGCCTTGCACAGCCCGGCGCCGCCGGCCCAGGCGAAGAAGCCCTTCAGCGCGCTCACATACGGCTTGCGGCTGCGCGCCACCACCCCGCGCTTGTGCAGCCAGATCCCGCTGAACGCCTCCAGCTCCACCGCCTGCGCCTCCCACAGCCGCTTCTCCCCGCCCAGGAACTCCCGCAGCCGCAGCAGCGCCAGCCGGTAGGCCTCCAGCGTGCGCGGCCGCCGCCCGCGCGACGCCTCCAGGTGCAGCAGGAACGCCTCGATCGCTTGCTCGTCGGTCGAAATCGGCACGGCAAAGGCCTCGCTGGGGGGTACAGGGGCATTTTTCGCGTGGATCCGTGGATGACCAACCCGTGGGCCAGAAAACGCAGTCGTGACAAGCGCTTAGCTTCCACGCCCATCCACGGAAAACCCGTGGATGGGGGTTCCAACCCGTGGATACACCTTGTTACCGTTTGTGCGACCTGTGGATCCCCCTTCCCCCCTTTTCCTGCCCCTCTCTTCCTCTTTCTTCTTTCAAAACAAAGAGATAGAGAAGAGAAGGCACAGCGGTGGCCGAAAGCCCCCATGTGGAGCCCGAAGCCCGACCCGTGGAAAACGCCGCCCGACCTGTGGAAATCGCACCCCCAATCCGGGGCGGATCGCCTTAGTCGATCAACCACTTAGCGTTTTCGCAACGGCCCATCCACGGGTTTTTGCGCGCCTGCCCGTGCCACCGTTCAAGCCCGTTGCACGCACGCGCCCCTGCCCTGCCAGGCCCATCCGCCCGGCCGCGCAGCCTCCAGATCGAGGGGTGCGGGGAGCGCCGCAACAGCGCCAACAGCGCCAGCACCGCCGGCGCCCGCAGCAGCGGCGCGCCGCCGCGCCGCGCTCAGCCCAGCGGCGCGACGCGCCCCTGGCGCACCAGGCGGGCGCGCACATCGCGCACCCGGCTGCGCACCATCCCGCGCGCCAGCAGCCCCTGGTCGAAGTAGCCTGCCTTCGTCGGCCCCAGCACCCCGGCGCGCAGCTCCGGCGCCAGCCTGGCCAGCGCCTCCATGGTCGACTCCCGGCCCGCCCGCTCGGCGTCGCCCACCTCGTCGCCGAACACCGCCACCACAAAGCTCAGCGTGTTCGGGTGCGCCGGCCACGGGCAGCTCTGCCGGTCCGGGTACACGCCCGGGCCCAGCCCGTGCAGGTTCTGCCGCGCGTACAGGTCACAGATGTCCGGCCGCGGGTGCCGCGGGCTCAGCAGAAAGCGGAAGCCCACCCCCCCCGGCGCCCGGCCAGCGCCCGCCATGTAGGCCTCGCCGTGCGCGCGGTTCAGCTCCGTGCGCGCCACCCGCAGCACGCTGGCCAGCGCGCCGGTGTTCGGGTCCACCAGGTGGTCCGCACCACGCAGCACCTTGCCCACCGCCGCCGCCTGCTGCGCCTGCGCAGTGGCCTCCGGCACCGCCTGCCCGCGCAGCAAGAAGGCCTGCGCCGCCTTGTCCGCGCCCCAGCCCTGCACCACCGCCTGCTCCACCGTGCGCTGCACCGCCTCCCGCGCGCCGCGGTCCACCCGCCACAGCCGGTCGCTCAGCACCAGGCCGTCCGCCGCACGCAGCTGCTGCACCAACAGCACCGCCTCGTCCACCGCGCGCAGCGCCGCCGCGCCGTCCAGCACCGCCGCCACCTCGCGGCCCGTCGCCGCCAGCCCGCCCGCCGTCAGCGGCCGCACGCCCAGCTCTGCGGCCTGGCGCAGCGCCTCGTCCAGCACACCGTCGCGCGCGCCGGCCAACGCCGCCAGCACCTCGTCGATCCGCGCCAGCAGCCCGCGCAGCTGCTCCAGCCGCACATGCGCCCCGTCCACCGCCGCCGCGGCAATCGCCGCGCGCACCTCGGCCGCCGCCTCGCCGTAGATCCGCGCCAGCCCCGCCTGCGTCGCCTCGTCCAGCCGCTGCATCGCATTGCGCGCCTGCTGGCTCGCCCGGCGGATCGCCGCGCCCTGGCGGTCCGCCATCAGCCGCCCCGGCCGCGGCCGCCGTTGCTGCCCGGCACGCTGATGCTCGTCGCACTGCCGCCCTTCGGCGCATTGCCCGGCGTCACGCTCACCCGCGGCGCCGCCCCGGCCTGCCCCGGCGCACCCGGCACGCCCGGCGCACCGCCCGCCGGCGGGTACGGGTCGCTGCGCTCACCCCAGGCCTGCACCGCCGCCAGCACCTGCGCCGGGTCGTAGCCCATCTCCGCCCACACCAGCGGCGGCGGCAGGCCCAGCGCCATCAGCTTCAACGCCAGGTCCGCCACCTGGTTCGGCGTCTCCGTGCGCCGCTCGCTGAAGCGCAGATTGAACTCCTCCGGCCCCGCCACGATGCCCTGCAACAGCAAGTGGATCCGGAACGCCGCCTCGTACTCGAACGCCAGCGTGTCCTGCACGTGGTCGATCTCGTCGTAGTAGTCCCGCTTCAAGTCCTCCAGCACATCGCGCGCCAGCCCGTTCACGTAGCCGAACAGCCCCTTCGGCGCCGGCGTCCCCGCGAAGAAGCTGTCCAGCAAGTGCACCACGTCCTCGATGTCCGCCAGCTTCGCGTCGCCCTGCACCGCCGTCACAGCCCCCTTGCGGTTGCTGTAGAAGTCCGTCGCGATCTCGCCCTTCTCCCCCTCCACCGTCCTGCGGTACGCCTCCAGCTCCTCCGGCGTCGCCCCCTCCAGCACATGGCTCAGCCGCAGCGGCGCCCGCTGCCGCCTGCGGATCACCAGGTCCTCCTCCGTCATCACCAGCTTGCGCCACGTCTCGCAGCACGCGTCCAGGAACGGCCGGCCCATCTCCCCCATGTCGTCGAAGCTCAGCGGGTCAAACCGCGCCAGCTGCAGCTGCCACGCCGCGAACGTGGCAATCACCTCCCCCGTCAGCACATCGCGCTGCTCATAGGCCCGCGCCGGGTCCGCGAAACGCCCGCTGTGGTCCACCAGCGGCACCATCGTCTCCGCCGGCATCCGCACCGCCGCGGCCACCCGCTTGCCATCGTCCAGCACCAGCTGCAGCGGCAGATTGCCCTCCGCCACCAGCCCGCGCGCATCGCTGCGCAGCTTCTGCACCCGGTTCAGCGCCAGCCGCTGCTCAAAGCCCAGCCACTGCCGCCGCAGCGTCTCGCTGCTCGCCGACTCGGTGAACTGCATCACCAGCCCCCCGCGCACCGTGTCGCGGCAGATCCGCCCGTGGATCGACTTCACCCGCCCGTCGCGCGCCTCCATCTCCCGCAGCAGCAGGATCTTGTCGCGCACCTCCGTGCTGATCGCGAACTGCCGGTACCACCGCGCCAGCGCCACATCCGCCGGCACCCGGTGCCCCCGCTCCGCCGCCGGCCGCTGGAACAGCGGCGCCAGCGCCACGCGCATCAAGTCACCGCCCGCCGCCGCCAGGGTCCTCAAGTAGCCCATGGCCACCTCCATCCAAGTCAGCGCGCCAGCGCCGGCAGGCCGGCACCGCCCAGGCCAAGCAAGTCCGCCCGGCTCACGCGGCGCGCAGCCACCACCGCCGGCGCGTCCTCCAGCCCCCGCGTCAGCAGCGCGTACACCGCCGCGCACGTCGCGTCGAACAAGTCGTCGCCCACCTTCTGGTCCGCCATCTGGAAGCTGCTGTAGCTCGCCCGCGTCGGCACCGCCTTCATGTTCCCCAGCTGCCGCACCATCGCCAGCCAGTCATCGCTCTCCAGCTCCCAGCCCGTGTCCACATAGGGCATCGCCGCCCGCCCGTGGTGGAACGCCTCGCGCACCGCGCTGGCCATCACGTGCTTCACCATCCCCTCAAACCGCATCGGCGCAAACGCCCACTGCGCCCAGCTCGTCGCCGTGCTCTGCCCGTCGCCCACCGTCTCGCGGTTCACGTGCGTCAGCCCCTTGCGGAACAAGTCGTCGTTCACCGCCGTCAGCATCCCCACCCCGTAGGCATCGCCGATCGCATAGTCCGGCCGGAAGTAGTCCCACAGCGCCACCAGGTCACGCCGCAGCGCCTGGTCGCTCACCCCCGGCGCCCACAACCGCACGTAGGGGAACGTCACCCAGTTGCCCAGCACCTCCGCCACCACCAGCGCGCTCTTGCTCGCCGCCGGCGCCTCGCCGTGGCCCGTGTGGTCGTAGCCAAAGGCCACCAGCCCCCGGCGCTTGTAGCGCTCCCCCGGCACCGGCCCGGCCCGCTGCAGCCCCGCCTCCAGCCCCACCGCCATCGCCCGGCGGATGTGCTCTTCCCAGATCCAGTTGCGCGCCTGGATGTTCCGGCACAGGAACTGCCGGATGTACTCATCCGCCGGCAGCTGCACCCGCATGCTCTCCGCCCACGCCGGGTCCAGGATGCCCAGCCGCAGCCCCAGGTGGATGTCCACCGTCGTCAGCGGCCGGTACTCGCCCGTCGCGATCAGGCTCTGCAGCACCCCCGCGCCCTTGAACACCCCGCTGATCCGGATCTCCGGCACGAACTTCGCCGTCCCCGCATCCACCCCCAGCCGGCGCGCCGCCCCCAGCATCGGCAGGAAGCGGCTCATCAGCCGCTCCTGCGGCATGTCGTCCGTCTCCTCCAGGCTCGCGATCGTGATCGAGTCCCCGTCGATCTGGCTCATGATCCCGTACGCGCTCGCCTTGCTGTGGTTCTCCAGCTCGAAGCCCGTGTCCCGCAACTGCGGCCGGCCCTGCTTGTAGGCCACGTAGGCGCTCAGCATCGGGCTGCGCCGGATCGCCTCGATCATGTAGTCCAGGTTGTTCTGGCTCTGCTGCAGCCGCGGCGCCACGATCCCGCACTCCTGGAACGGCTCCGTCGCCAGCCGCTCCAGGTTGAACATCTCCTTGACCGACGTCTTCCCCGTGCGCCGGCAGCTGAAGTCCACCGTGTTCCGGTGCCGGTCCATCTCCAGCATCTTCAGCGCCTGGATCGGGTCCAGCTCCACGTTGTGCACGTGCTTGTGCCACAGCACATGCGGCCGCAGCCCCGTGCGCGGGTCCGGCCGCGCAAAGCGCAGGATCTCCGCCTCCGCCACGCTCGCGGCCTTCACCCGGTCGGCAGCGCACACCCTCATCGCTTGCCCCCCTGGCCCACCACAGCCCGCGCGCCCGTCGCAGCCTCATGCGCCAGCAGCACCGGGTCCTGGGCCGAATCCGCCGCCGCGTCACGCAACAGCCCCGGCACCTTGTCCAGCGCCGCCGCCATCCGGTCCGCAAAGCGGTCCAGCGTCTCGCTCGCCTGCGGCGTCAGCCCCAGGCGCCCGCGCAGCTCCGCGCCCTCGTCCTCGGCCGCCTTCACCGTCATGCCCAGGTCGCCCAGGCTCAGCCCCAGCCGCGTCACCAGGTCCGCAATCGGCTTGAACGCCGGGTGCGCCGCCAGCTCCAGCACGTTGTGCACGTCCCCGTGCGCGTCCGTGTAGGTCAGCGTCACCGAATTGCCGTCCTTGTCCAGCACCACCTTCGGCGTCGCGATCACCACCCCCTGCCCCAGCACCGCCTGCAGGCACATCTGCAGGCTCGCCACCAGCGCCGCGTGCAGGTCCGCGTGCACGCGCCCCAGCACCTTCGGGTTGCGCTGCTCGAACGCCGCGTGGTGCAGCATGAACAGCTCCGTCTGCTTCACGCACGCCGGCTGCTCCCCGCACCAGTGCCGGTCAACATCGCAGCTGCTGCAGAACGCATAGCGGTCCGGCTTGGCCGGAAAGTACGTCGCCGTGCGCGCCGACAGCCCGTGCTTCATCCCGTTGAAGCGCGTGCGCAGCGCCTCCTCCGGCGTCGGGTGCCCCGCCAGGTTGCCCGCCGTCGCCGCCAGCCCGTCCGCCGTGCGCGGCCCCGTCGCCTGCTGGTGCGCCTTCAGCAGCGCCCGCTCCCACGGCGACTGCGGCTGGTGCCGCGCCTCGCACACCGGGCACGTCGCGAAGTAGGCATGCGGGTGGTGCAGCGCGTCCTCGTCCGCCTCCACCAGGTCAGGCGCGGCCG